CGATCGCGGCAAGATGGTCTATGAACTGGTAGAGGGAGCAGCGAAAGATCCCAAGGCGTTATTTGGTGTCGTCGGCTGGTGGAGGTCTGAGCTAAAGAGTCAGCTTGAACGCGCGAGACCTGTTGGTGGCAAGCTGCCGATCACCAACAAGTCAGGAAAGGGCAAGGCCGTCACAGAGCGCGTGCAGTCGAAGCTGCCTGCGAGCTGGATCGAAAAGATTGATAAGCAGCACCCATACAAGCTCAGGTACAAAGAGAAAGCGCGCGGCTGGCATAACGCATACACAAGGGAGATCGAGTTGCCGCTTGGTAGCACCGCTGAGCACGAGTGGATACACGCCGTGCAAACAGCTGATGCCAGGCTTGACGGACTGTTCCAAGACCTGCACCGCCAACGCACTGCCGGTGATCCGCTACAGTGGCTTGGTGGCAACTATGGCCAGAACGAGCAGGGGAGAAGAGATAAGTACGTCGACGTGTACTTTGGAAAAGAGTACGACGATAGAGGTGCGCTTGAGGTGATGCCGATGGTTTATCAGGCCCTTCTCGGCGATGACTATACGGCCAACATCCTCTTGTCGAGGATGATTGTTGATGACCCAAAACTGATAGAGGTCGCGCTTGGTGCGCTGTTCCATTACAAATGAAAATCACCGCAACTAAACCGCAGTTTAATCGCAGCCTTGAGTTCGACCACGACCCGGAAAGCCGAGCGATCTCCGGCCCTGATGCGGCGCTTGTGGAGAGTTTGATTGAAGACTGGCCTGGCTACGCAACGATCTACGGAACCCAATATGCAGACGCCGCCGATCCACTTGGGTCGTCACGCGATATGGCGGTCCTGTTGTTGGCCTGGGGTTGGGAGCTGTCGCAAACGCTTGTTGACCTACTCCCACCACCGCTCCCAGTCCCAGAGGGCGCGGTTGCCTGATGAGGTGATATTGATTGCGTTAGAGCTAATCTGCTAACGCTGCATAACCCACAGGCGTATAGGTTCGCCTAATACCAAGAGCGGAAGCCATCTATCCTGCGGGCATGGAAACACCCGCTGCTTACCAACAAGACGCCGCCAGCGATCCAACAATGGAAGGCGCCTATTTCCTTACGGCTCCGATCGAGCTTCGCGCCGCGCAACCCGGCGAGCCTCCAACGCAGTTCAGCGGCACGGCCTACAGCGGTGCTGTCATTGACGACTGGGGCGAGCGGATCATCATTGATCTGGCCACCACCCGCACCGCCAACTTCATGCCCTTACTGCATGAGCATCGACGCGAGCAGACCATCGGCATCATCCAGCAGGCCGAGATCACCGACACCGCCCTAAGTGTCAGCGGCGAACTACTTGCCGACATTGACGACACCGCCAAGACCATCGCCACCAAGGCTGCACGCGGACTGCGCTACCAGATGAGCGTCGGCCTGTATCAGGCCAAGGGCCAGTTCGTACCAGAAGACCATAGCGTCACCATCAACGGCAGCCAGCACCAAGGCCCATTGGTCGTTCTGACAGGTGGCCTTGTGCGTGAGGTGTCCATCGTCACCCTGGGCGCGGATGCCAACACCAATGCCGCGTTCTTTTCCGCCAATGCGGGGCAATACACCCCGCAAGGCAAAACCAAGGCCACAGCGCCGCTCACTCAAGAGAGCCCTACCATGTCCGATGCACCTGATCTCCAGGCGCAAGTCGATGCGCTGAGCGCTCAGGTCGCCGACCTGACCAGCGCCCTCGATGCCGCCAAAACCGAGGCCGAGACTGCCAAGCAGACCCTGGCCGATCTCACCCTCAGCGCCCGCAAGCGCGACGTACAAGCCCTGTTCAGCGAGCTTGGCCGCGAGCTGACCGAGGACTCTGCTGCGCACTATCTCAGCCTCTCCGATGACGCCTTCGCCGCCATCTCAGCCGACCTTCGCGCAAGCAAGCCAAAGGCCCCGGCGCATCTGTTCAGCGAGCAGGCCACCGGAGAGCCGCTGGAAAGCAAGCCGCTGATCAACACCCAAGCGATCTATGACAACCGGAGGAACGCCTAATGGCTACCACCATGGGCGGACGCGCCGCCGAATTTCTGCTCTCAGAGGCTCCCGGCACCCTGAGCCGCGAAGAGATCACCGTCGTCTCCGGCCAGAACCTCGTCTCTGGCACCCTGCTCGGCAAGGTCACCGCATCGAGCAAATATATCGCTTATGACGACGGCGCTGATCCTGCGGATGGTTCCGAAACCGCCGCAGGCATCCTGCTCTATGACTGCGACGCGACAGATGGCGATCAGAAAGCCGTGATGATTGCGCGCAACGCCGAGGTCGCCAGCGCCAAGCTGACCGGCTCAGACGCTAACGGGCTGGCCGATCTGGCCGCCCTCACCATCATTGCGAGGGCTTAACCGATGGCCATGGTCGACCCGTTTACCCCTGATGCGTTCAGCCTGACTACGCTGACCGCTGCGATCAACAACCTCAAGTACCAGCCCGGTCGTCTCGGGCAGTTGGGCCTGTTCAACGAGCAGGGCATCAACACTCTCTCGGCGCAGATCGAAGAGCAAGATGGCGTGCTGAGCCTGGTCGATATCGCCCCGCGAGGCGGTCCCGGCCAAGTCGTCACCGGAGGTTCGCGCAAGATCCACAGCTTCGCGATCCCACACATGCCAGAGCGCGCCTCACTGATGGCTGATGAGATCCAGGGTGTGCGTGCCTTCGGCAGTGAGTCACAGGCCGAGATGTTGACCAATCGCGTCAACGAGCGACTGGCGATGATGCGCCGCAATCTCGAGTACACCCTGGAGTCGCATCGCGTCGCCGCCCTGATGGGTAACTACTACGATGTCAATGGTGCCAGCACCAGCCTATTCACCACCTTTGGCGTCAGCCAGACCACGCAGAGCATGGCCCTGTCGTCCAGCGCCACCTCAAAGGCACGCGAGAAAGCGACCATCGTTCTAGAGGCCATTGAGTCAGCACTTGACGGCGTACCGTTCAGCGGCGTGCGGGTATTCTGCTCCAGTGGTTTCTGGAAGGCGCTGATCGAAGACAAGGACGCTAAGGAAACGTACCTCAACACGCAGATGGCCGCCTCGCTGCGCAACGACCCGCGCCTCGAGTTCAACTGGAACGGCTTTACCTTCGAGCGCTATCGCGGCACCTCCAGCGTGAAGATTGCCGATAACGTCGCCTATGCGGTCCCCGAGGGCGTGCCCAATCTGTTCGTCACCCGCTTTGCCCCGGCCAACTACAACGAGACGGTTAACACCGTTGGGTTGCCGATTTATGCCAAGGGCGAGCAGATGAAGTTCGGCAAGGGCTGGGAGCTTGAGGCGCAATCCAATGCGCTGAATCTCTGCACCCGCCCGGCTAGCATTATCAAGCTGACTATCAGCTAGGCCAATGAGCTACGCGACTCAGGATGAGATGCAAAACAGGTTCGGTGAGGAGGAGCTAATCCGCCTCACCGATCCGCCTGAGCGCACGGGCTCCATCAACACACAGCGGCTCCTAGAGGCCACGGAAGCAGCCAACTCAACAGTCGATGCCTACCTCTCCGGCGCTGGCTACAGCGTCCCGCTCAGCGTCGCTGACGCAGGCATTACGGATGCCGCTTGCGCCATCGCGCGATTCAAACTGCACCGCTACGAAGTCAGAGATGAGGTCTTGCTCGCCAAGGACTCAGCGATTGCCTACCTAGAGCGGATCGCTAAAGGGCTGATCAAGATCAGCTCGCAGCAGCTCACGGCAACCACCATCGTTGCACCAGAGCGACAGTTCTACTTCGCTGGTGAAACCGAGAATCGCTATGCGGATCTCGATTGACGTTGACGATCAAGAGGTCAAGCGATCGCTGGCTCGGCTCTCCAACAAGCTGGATGACATGACGCCAATTATGCGTAGCATTGGGCAATCGCTCGATACCCATGTCCAGCTTGGTTTTCGCTCGGGGCAAGACCCTTACGGCAATCCATGGGCGCCACTCAGCCAGACAACACTTGCACGCCGCCGCAATGGCAGCAACAGACCACTGCGAGATACCGCGAGGTTGCAGAACAGCTTTAGCACACAAGCAGGAAAGCAATCAGTCGAGTACGGCACAAATGTCGTTTATGCCAAGACGCATCAGTACGGCGCAAGAAAGGGCGCTTATGGCTCCACAAAGCGCGGGGCACCGATCCCATGGGGCAATATTCCCGCAAGACCCATGTTGCCTAGTAACAAGCTGCCAGAGGCGCTGAAGCGCGAGATTCTCTCCATTGTTAAGCGAGGTCTATCGTGACCATTGCGTTGCTAGATCTTCGACCAATCCAAACCAACCTGCAAAGCATGGTTGGTGAATTTGTTAACTACGTTGGTATTTCCGCGAATTATCAATCGGCGCTTATCAGAGACGCCGACCTACCAGCCATCATTTGGCTTTACCCACTGGCAACAAGTATTGATGGCGGGATCGTTAATCGTGGTCCGGCACAAACAATCGAGCGCTTTGCGCTACTCGTCCTGCATCGAGATATCAACACGACGCCAGACGCAGGAGAGGCGCTACAAGAATCCGTGAGAGGAATCAGGATGCAGGCGATCAACATCGTTAGCAACACCGATCCAGAGGGCTGGTTCGCAACCCGGTATCTATCAGGTGCCCAGAGAGCCGGTGGAGATAGGCTATACGCTTGGCAGGACGAGTTCGAGACTCGCGCCGCGCAACGATAACGAGGTCAATATGTCCACTCAAAACGCAACGATTACAGGCGAATGGTCGAAACTGGCTGAAACCACAGACGACCAAATTCTGATTCAAGCAGCACGCCCTGAATACAGCGCCACCCAAGGTCACATTCAGTACGAGATCGCGTCATCAGATACCGATACAACGCCAACCGTTGCAGGACACCCGATCTATAGCCACCAGGAGGCCATCAACCGTCAGGTCATCGGTGACGGCTACCTCTACGCGCGGCTAGTCTACTCATCGCAAGACAGCGCCAGCGCAACGTTAATCGTCTCTGGCAGTAGTCTTACCCTGAGCTAACCCATGGCCCTACTCACCGCCCTGACACGCCTAACCTGGCTCACCCGCACCCTTGGCGCCGGTGACCCACTCTATGGCGACCCGATTGAATACAAGACCAGCGACGGGCTGTATTTCCGCACCGCCGATGGCGTCTATTTTGGAGTGCCGAACTGATGGCCGAGAGCTATACCTCTACATACGCCGCCGATGGCGCAGCCGTTGATGCCGCGCTGCAGCGTGCTGATAGCGCCGTCCAACCC